GTTGCAGTTGCCGCTGTTGCAGTTGCCGCTGTTGCTGTTGCCGCTGTTCCTGTTGCCGCTGTTCCAGTCGCCGCTGTTGCAGTTGCCGCTGTTCCAGTCGCCGCTGTTGCAACGTCCAGTGCAATCCTTTCCCGTGTTCACAACCTCAAGGACTTCAGCCCAAGGGATTTCCCGCACGATTTCCAACTTGTTCGTTGCACACTTATTCTCGCCCTCTACAACCGTGCCGTGGGCGATCACTTCAGCAACGTGGTTGTTCGGGTCAAAATCATAGTAACGGAAACAGTCGGCAGCATTCTTGCAGAAGTGCATACCCACATTGCAGACAGACGGACTTACAAATTCTTCAAAGATTCCCGGGCAAGAATACTGTTTGCCGCGACACGTCCAGTCAGAATTAAAAACTTTATATCCTTTTACGCTCATTGTTTGCATTTCCTCCTTAGTTTTTGTTTATGTCAATGCCGGTTCTTTCTGAACTCGTCGGATGGGTCATCATCTGTCAACCCAAGCAAGTAGTCGGATGATGTTCCGTATAGTTTGCATATAGCCACCAACGTTTCAAAACTCGGTCTTGCTCGCCCATGCTCATAACAGGAAACGGTGACCTGCGAAACAAAAAGCTTTTTCCCAAGTTTTCTTTGGGAATCACCACTTAGTTTGCGCAGCTCTTTCAGCCGCTCTGCGAATAAATCGGTTTTACCCATAATCAGAACGGTAGGTCGTCGGTGTCCGAGATCACGGAAAAGTCGTCCATGCTGCCCTGCGTTTGGGCGGGCTGCGGGGCGCTCTGTGCGGTTTTTGCTTCGTGGGTGTAAGTTTGCGTCTGCTGGTCAAAATCGCGTGCAGCGGGCTTATCTGCCGCCTTTGCGCCTGCAAAGCTGATATTGTTTGCCAGAACCTCCACCGCCGTGCGCTTGTTGCCCTGCTTGTCCTGATAATTCCGGGTCTGCAGGCTGCCATCAATGGCGATCATGCTGCCCCTCTGGAAGAACTTGCAGATAAATTCGGCGGTCTTGCCCCATGCCACGATATCCACAAAATCAGCCTGACGCTGCTGGCCTTTCGGGGTATAGCTGCGCTCGCAGGCAATGCGGAAGGTACACACGTTGGCGCCATTCGTGGTGGTGCGGAGTTCCGGGTCTGCCACAAGGCGACCCATGATTGCTACAACGTTAAGCATGTTTCGGTTCCTCCTCTGCGCTGTCGCCAACTCCTGCCTCGTAGTCGATGTTTGCGCCCATCAGCACTTCCGGGCACTCAGCGCGGGCAAAATATGCGGCGGCGCGGTACTTGAGCATCATCTCGGTCATATTCGGCCAGTAGCTGCCGTTTTTGTTCCACCATCCTGCATCCTTTGCCATCTGCACCGTGACCTTCGGCCCTTCTACCTTTTCGCCGGTCAGCTTGTCCACGGCGATCAGGCGGCAGCCCCATGCGTCCGTGCCCTCTTGACCTTCCATGCGATAGCGGGAACGCCCTGCAAACTGTCCGCTGTTGTCGATAAGTGCTTTGCAGCTTTTGCCGCTCCAAGTGGGCTGGCCGTAGACGACGTAAAGGTTCTGCATCACAAACAGTTCGGTGGTGCCCATGCGCTGTGCCATATCGCAGGCAATGGCGCAGGCACCAACGTTTCCCGCGTAGGTCTTGGGCAGCCAGCCGTCCGGCAGATTGGACAGTGCAACGGCCTTAGATTTTGCCAACTGCCAGATGCGTTCGTCTGTGGTCAAACCCTGCACTTTCTCGGCGTAGGAGAGGGCGCGCTGTGCGGGAGCGGCAGGGGGATTGACAGGAGTAAGGGGTTCGGCGGGCGCTGCGGGCTTCTGAAGCTGCTCAACAGGGGTCTTTTCGATTTTGGTCTCAGGCATGATGGATCTCCTCCTCAGTGTATTTTACATCGATGATATGTGCATAACGCTTGATAGCGTCAAGCTCTGACTTTGTGCACCGGAATACGATTTTCCGGTCTCGCTGCTCTTCTTTGCGGACAAACTGGTCAAAAAACGGGTCATCATACTCGTCCGGGATTGCGACATTGTACGCAACGCTCGGCTTTATGAGGCTGATCTGTGTCGGGTTCTGCTGCACGCCTTTGTAATCATCCGGAAGACCATTGATAACTGCTTCCCGCAGAAGGGTGCGGAACTCAATCATGTAACAAAAATCTATGCTTTCATACGGTTCAGGCATGATTTCTGCACCGCCTGCAGCGTGGATGATGTCGATATCGCACATCATGTTGCCCACCTTGCGATAGATGCGGTCTATGACCTCGCGGCTCGCGGTGTCATCCATACTGCCGTTCTGTGCAAAATGTGTGAAATATGCCACTGCGCCGTTGATTGAGCTGGCAAGTTCATTGCCAGCACTGATAAGCCTGAACAGCATATTTTGCGGCTTGATGTAGTAATAGATGCCCTCGGCCTTGTTGGAAAGTTCCTTGATATTGGCACGCCTTGCAAGGCGCTTTTGTGAATCGCTTTGCATAAAAATTCACCTCATATAAACAACATTCATGCTGGAATCAAATACCTTGTACAAATAGGCGGGCTCTCGCTTTACAAGTTCGTCAGCAATGATGATCGCGTCCGAAACGTCTGCGATATTCTGCGATGAAACAAGGTCATCCGGCTGCTTTTTGGTAACATCATAGACCTTTAAAAGCGCCATCCGCTCACCTCCTGTTATTGTGCCGCCAGCCAAGGGCGATGTACCCAAGGTTTGCGCACAGAACGATAAAAATTAAGGTTTTCACGTTTTACCTCCTTGCGGTTTGCCGCACGTTGTGGTATTTTTGTGGTGATGGGCGGATAGACTCATCACCCTTTTGGCTTGTCCGTGTTGGCGCACGGGCAGGCTCTTCTTTTTTTGCGGCGTATCGGCGGCAGACTGTCCACCTCATCGCGCTTTATGACTTCTTGAAAAAAGGAATACTTGTGCGGCTTTCTCTTTTTCTTGCGGCAATGATAAACCGAGGATGCAAAACTGTTTGCACTTTTATAGCCAAGACGCCGGGCGCACATATCAGATGTGCCGGATGTAAGAAGATTGCCAGTTTTTGCATCGTACACGGTGTACCACATGACATGGTGGACAGTGTCAGGCATACGTGATCTCCTCAGATTCCTCTTGCAGCATCTCCCGCACGTTGTCCATTTCTTCGGCGCACATCTCCCAGACGTTTGCTCGTGCGGAGTATCCAGCCCGGACAACAATGTCATCTGAGGCTTCGGCTTCTCGCCTGCAACGTTCGGCAAGCCGCGTGTAGGACTTTACTTTGCCCTCAACGTACTCTTTGGCCGTCATCATGCCCCACGCTCCTGATTCTCCGGGTACTCCGGGTTGCGGGCGTGGGTGCGGTTGATCTTGCCGTACTTGCGCCGCTTTGCGGCTCTCTCCCTGTCCTCTGCGGCAAAGCCCATACGAGCCAGCAGAACAGCGGCCAAAATCAGCACCAGCGACACCGAAAACAGCGTGCCGGAGATGTATCCGGTGGTCTGCGCGGTGCCCTCTGCGCCCATAGCTGTGCCTATTCCAACGCCGCCAAAAATGACAGCCAGCCAGTAGTAAGTAGTGGATTTGATCTTCATGCGGATTCTCCTTTCTCAAGTGAGGGGAAAAACAGTTCCCCGATCTCATCCTGTCGGATGTCCAGCAGTTCACACATTGCTGTGATCTCTGCGCTTGTCCACGGATTGTGCCCCTGCATCCTGCCGCTCATGGTGTCCCGGCCAATGCCGATATACTTAGCGACTTCCTGATCGCGGTAGCCGCAGCTGTGGAACCGTCCACGCAGCTTCCAAAACGGAATCTGCCGGAAGGTACCCTGTACGACCTTCATCATATTTTTTCAACCTCTTTTCTTTGATGCTGTTCTCCCTCGCGCAGCCTGCCCGCCGGGGCACGTCCCTTCAAAAACAGGTTCACAAAGTAGATCTGACCCTTGCCGGTCACCTTGGGCGTCTTGTTGATGCTGGTGTGCCCATCAGAGTGCACCACGGTGGTCTCCTTGATCTCAAACAGACCCTGCTCCACGGCGCGCTGCGTGGGCATATTGTAGTCGCTGCGCTTGGGGTCTCTGATGAGGTATCCGTGCTCGCGCATCCAGACAAACAGCCGGTTTTGCCCGATCTGCACGCTGTTCTGGCACAGCAGCTTTGCAAGTTCGCCCACAAGGATGCTCTTCTTGCTGGCGTTTACCGCGTCCGCAAAGATGCCCTTGGGCGTAAGTTCCGCAATCTGCCGGTCTTTGTGTTCCAGTTCATCGTGGGCGGCAATCAGAGCCTGCGCCATCAGTTCAGCCCGGGAAAGCTGCGGGCGCTGCGCCAGCTGCTTCTCCATCGCGTTGAACGCCTGGATGTACTTCAACTTCCACTCCAGCGCTGCCTTGCCGGTAAAGCCCATAGCCAGCAGCGTAAAGCCGTCACGGTTCATGAGGTACATGGGGTAGGTCTGACCGTTCTGCTCGTGGGTGTACTCGGTTTTGTAGAACATGGGGGTCTGCTCATTTTTGAGCACACCCGCCGTCATGAGGTTTTCAATGTCCCGCATGACGTTGCGGTGTTCCTTGCCGAAACTCTCTGCGATCTGGCGGCTGGATGCTACCGGCTCGCAGTTCCGGGTGGATAAGATGATGTCTGTCATATTTTTTGTCCTCCTTGTACTCTGCCCCTCCTGTGCTATACTTGAGCGGGAGGGGGTGAAAAAATGAATCAGCGGGGATCCATGAATCAGCGTACAGATGAATTAGAGCGCATTCTGAACGCCAGCAAAGTGAATTATTCCAGTCCGCAAGTCTCGCAGCAGCCTACACTGTATGAGGTACAGCGTGGGTATGCGGAAGATTTGAAGCAGCTGCGCCAGCAGTTTGAAGAAAGCCAGCAAAAACAGGAAATCAAAGACCGTGAGCAAGCAAAGGAAAATCGTGTAAACCGGTGGCTTACAGTCGCATCCTTGCTCGTGGCAACTGTTTCAATGGCTGCTGCGATAATTTCACTTTTCATGTAAGCTTTCGCACCAGATTGACGATCTGCAAAACAAGTGTTGCAACCTGAATGCAAAGCGTCAAAGCCAGAATCCTTGTTGTAGTCCAGTCGTGCTTGCGGCTGGGCTTTTTGTCGTTGTTCATACCGTTTTGTCCTCCTTTTCCTTAATCAGTTCGCTGACTGCGGCTTCCATCTTCTCGCGGATGCCGCGCGGCTTGCGCTTGCTGTTCAGGATCAGGGAACAATAACTCTTCGTCCATCCCAGACGTTCTGCAAGCTGTTCCAGCGTGACTTCGTTGTTGTGCATTCTGCCGATCAATCGACCAGTCCACGGTTCAGGCACTTTCCCACCTCCTTGTTTTTAGTTAATAAATTGACAACGGCGCACCGATTTGCTATACTGCTTTACGGCTCCTAGTTAAACTGATTCAAAAGGACGGTGATTTCGATGACCAAACTTTTGAGCCAGCCAGTTCCAGACACGAGCAAGTGCGTGAAGCGCTAGGGCTTACAAGGCGGTGCCGACCCGCCAAAGGAAGCGGCGTACCCATAGCCCTGCAAGTTGTTTTTGCAGCCGTTGCGTTACTTTTGCGCCACGGACGGTGTAAAAGATGTGCAAACACGCAAGTTTGCATTACCGCAAAGGTGCAAGTGCGTTCTGGTGACAAATCGGTGAAAAATCTGTCTGTGAAACAACCGCAGGCAGATTTTTTTCTTGTCGCCGTGTCAAAAGTAGTTGAAAAAGTTTACAAAACGTGCTATTATTGTGTTGCAGACACATAGTATAAATAGCTTGGGCGGGATAGCCGCCGGGGCTTTGTGTTTTGTTAGCTTTTTTAACTTACAAGAGCATTATACAGCTAGCAAAGTTAACTGTCAACGTTTTTTACTAACTTTGCTAACATTTGTAAGGATGCACGAAAAAGGGGTTGCTTTCATGAGCACTTTTTACGACAACTATATTAAGCTGTGTGCATCTTGTGGAAAAAACCCAACTACGGTGTCAAAAGAAATCGGGCTTTCAAATGCTGCGGCAAGTGGGTGGAAGAACGGAAAAAAACCATCTGCCATAACCAAGCAAAGACTGGCTGATTATTTTGGGGTCTCTGTTTCCGAACTTACCGGCGAAGAGCAAAAAGAAAAGCCCAGCACCCCGGAGGATGCTGAGCGTGAATCGCACGGGAAGGCTATACTAGATAAGTATAATATGCTTGACCCGGCAACACAGGCCATGTTTGAGAGTATGCTGGATGCTGCTATAGCTGCACAGGAGAAAAAGAATGGTCAGTGAAAAGCAACTTAACGCGGTTATGCACGTTCTGTGTGATTTTTACGAAACGCATCCAGAATCCAGTTATGTAACCATTTCTGGATTGCACCGGGGTGGAATAAAGGATCCTGATAATATAGTAAACATCTTGGAAGCAAAAGGCCTTGTGGTTGTTGGCAGCAAATACAAAGAGGTCAGCCGTTCGGAATGTCCGATACGGTTGACCCCTCAAGGCAAAACTTATTTTATTGATAAGCAGAGAAAAAAGACGATCACAAGAAACCAGTTTATCCGAGATTCTTTTATTGCTTTACTTGGCGCTGTTGTAGGTTCACTGGTAACGTGGTTTATCGGTCATAAGAGCGATGGGTCAGAAACTTCCAGTTTGTGATTTTTTGTATCCAGATTGTAGACAGCAAGCGTTTTGTAAACTTTCATCTTTTCATCGTCTATTTTTTGAGGGTCGATAACAATCGTCCCATAACCGTCATCTGGTGCTCTGAAAATAGTTTCAGGGCAAAGTTCGCAGAGGTCGCCCAGCGTGACCTTTTTAGAAAAGCATTCTGCTGGAAATGCGTGATATTTTGTTTTTTTGTGAAAAAGCGAAACATCGCCCAAGTCAAAAATATCGTCTGCGAGGATAAGCAGTATCGCTGTAACTAGCACGGCAATAATGTAAAGAAGAAATGTGTTATCAGACATTTTGCATTGCCTCCTTTAAGAGTTTATCCACGTCGATACCAAGGGAAAGTGCAAGCTTGATTTTCTCAAGTATAACACATTCCGGTGTTGATTTCATCAATTTTGTGCTAGTATCTTGCACTTTATTTTCCCCCTTTGGCTAGATCATTGATAATTTAAGGTTTTCGGCAGCTGTTTGGCTGCCTATTTTTGTTATTTTGAGGTGGTTATCATGAAAAAGAAATTGCTTGCAATTGCCTTTACGCTATGCACGTTGATGATCTTTTCAATGTCAGCGTTTGCGGCAAAACCTTCAGTGGAACTTATGGATGTTTATTTTTCCGTAAACTCTGCAAATGGTGTCACTCCTACTGTGTGCTTTCGCAACAATTCTAGCAAAACAATAAAATATGTTACTTTTACCCTTGTCCCTATAAATGCCGTTGGTGACAACGTGGCTTGTACCATTCGCGGGTACTCTTCTGCGAAAGCGCGCGTTGTGGGTCCAATTTATCCGACAAAATTTGATGCTTCCAGCACGATTGGAACATTCGATAATTTTACACAGCGAGGAACACCGTTTGCACAACAAACTCAACTTTCAACTGATTATTTTGCATACATTGGAGAGCGACATAATAACAAAATTCTTCTTGACAAGTATGGAAATCCTTACTATTGGAACGCTTTTTACAGCGATGGCCTAAAATATGGCGATCCGTTAACATATCTGTCTGAATCTGAAATCCAGAATGCCGTGTACGATACAGCTGTTACATGGGATTGCTTGTGGTACAACGGAACCGTTGAGACAATTGCAGTAACTCAAGCTGTTGTAGAGTACATGGACGGAACTAAAGAAACCATTTCTCAAAAGTCTTTGTACTCTGGAAATTACCGAAAAGAGCCTGACTATATCCCTTATTTTGCTATGCTCAAGAAGTACAGCCCTGTTTATAACTTTGAATACTACAAAGCAAACAATCCTGATCTGTCCGCTTTGTTTGGAGAAAACGAGTGGAAATATCTTGAGCATTTTGTAAATAGTGGAATGAAGGAAGGTCGTCAGGGTAGCGCAGAATTTAATCTTTCTGCTTACAAGTCTAATAATGCGGATTTGGTTGCTTCCTTTGGTGACGATAACGCGAAATACTATGAGCACTATATCTCAAGCGGTAAGGCTGAAGGGCGTAAAGCTAAGTAAACTTGTTTACAACTGTATTTTACAACAGTTTGGTGTAGCCGTCAATCGATTTTAATGGCGAAAAAAATCGCCAAAAATTTGAGATTTGCGCTGAATCGCGCGATTTACGCGCACTTTTAAGCAAAAAACGCGCGGTTTACGCTGACTTCGCGCAAAATATGCGCGTTGTTACTGGTCGCCGGTGTCCAGCTGCTGCATTTTTTGCAACAACTGGGCGGCGCACTCCCCGCCGGGGCTTACCGCTGCGGCGCGCAGGGTGTGCAGGCCGGTGATCTTGCGGTTGGCGTACATGGTGGCAAGGGCTTGCTGCTCCGGGGTCATATCAACGTAACAGGCAAGCGCGGCGCGGATGTGGTTGCAGAAACAGGCGGTCTTGTTGTTGGTCATGGCTCAATCCTCCCAAGGCTGCGGGGTTTTGGCTGTGCCGGTAAGCACGCTGGCGGGCATTCCGTCAATGATGGTCATTTCCGGGTCTTTGTTGCTTGTTTGACCGTTTTTCATTTTGTTTTCCTCCTGATTTTTGGTAATTGTGTCAACTTATGTACCAAATTCTACCATGCGCCAGTGGAAAATGAAATCAGAGAAAATTTTGTCGAATGGCGCAGATTTTTTCTGCGCCATTTTTTGTTTTTTTCACGCATTATATTTGAGGGGGGAAGGGTGTGTATGAGTTATTTTACAGCTGCAAAAATTGGTGCTGCGCTGGCAAAGGCGCGTGTGCAAGCGGGCTTGAGCCAGCGTGAGATTGCGCACATGATCGAGAAGAACGAGCGCACCGTGCAGAACTGGGAGAAAGGGCAGTCCAGCCCGGACAGTGACGAGATCATGGACTGGTGCACGGCGTGCGGGGTGTCACCCATCACGGTGTTCATGGAGATGATCCACCCAGATCTGTACACAGCACCGGATGACGGCAAGGCCGACGATGAGCTAAACGCGGAGTTGAGCCGTCTCGTGGTAAACCTGCCGCCGCTGACGAAAAGGCTGCTTCTCTTCATATTGAAGGGCAGTCACGGAAGCAGCCCGCCTGCTGTCATATCGGAGATAGCTGCAAACCTGCACTGCCCTCTGAATAACCGGGCCAGCGTGTGCGGGACCATCATAGACCAGTATACCTATGCGCAAATCGCGGGACTTGACCCATGCCCGGACGCTCCGCAACCTCCCATTGACGACCTGAAGATCAACTACAAGGCCGGAAGGGCCGCTGCTGAAAATGGCGCCTTCGGATATATCGGGCGGAAAAAGGAGTAAGCCATGAAATGTGTTCGGTGTCGCAAGCCAATCCAGGACGGCGCTGCATTCTGCCCTTGGTGTGGCAAGCGCCTGCCGGATACCGCACCGCCCGCGCAAAGAAATAAGCGCCGCCGTCCAAAGGGAAGCGGCACAGTGTACACTTGTGTATGGAGGTAGACTTTATGAAAAAACGGGTCAATACGGCATTTTGGGTGGAAAAGGAAAAGCGCTGGTGCATCGCGGTTCAGAAGAACGGCACCCGAAAACGGTTTTATAGCAGCACGCCGGGCCGGACAGGACAACGGGAAGCAAACGCAAAAGCGGATGCATGGCTTGATGATAGCATCAGAGACGGAAAAAAGAAGGTCAGCGTCCTTTATTCGGAGTGGGTGGAAGAGCTGAAGCTGACTTGCGGGACGTCCTATGTGACACAATGCCAGCGTTATGGGGACTGCTATATCCTGCCGACCTGTGGGAATATCCGCATTGACGAGCTGACCGAGGGCGATCTTCAAAAGGCCATTGACGTTTCGTTCCGGAAGCGCTCACAGAAAAAGAACCAGCGCAAGCCCATCTCAAACCAGCCGTTGAGCCGAAAGACGCTTATGACGATCCGGGCTGCGGAAACTGCCTTTGTCAAGTGGTGCAGGAAAAACCGGTATACAACGCTCCACCCCGACCTGTCTATCCCGAAGAATGCCAGGATGGGTAAACGTACGATCTTGCAGCCCACCGCCCTAAAGGTTCTGTTTAGCGTAGACACCCGCACCTACTATGGAAAGCTGGTATTTGATGAATATATCTACGCCTACCGCTTTGCAGTTGCGACCGGCCTGCGCCCCGGGGAGCTGATTGGTCTCTGGTATGGTGACATCAAGGGGAACACGGTCAACCTTCGGCGCAGCATCAATGTGCACCGGGAGCAGACCACCGGAAAGAATGAAAACGCCATCCGCTCTTTTGACATGGGCAAGGAAGCACGGGATGCCTATGAGGCGCAGGTACAGCTCCTAAAGTCTCAAGGCATACTGCTAAACTACAATACGCCGCTGTTTCAGATTCCGTCAGAGCATACGCTCTATCGCCGCTGGGAATCGTATCAGGAAGCAAACGGGCTTGAGCCGAAAGTCTCACTTTACGAGCTGCGGCACACCTTTGTTAGCGTTGAATCAAGCGTCCTGACTGACAGCCAGCTAAAAATGCTGGTTGGTCACAGCAAGAACATGGATACTTCCGGCGTGTACCATCATGAATTGCAGGGCCAGCGAGAAGATTTGGCGGCTGCAACGACCGCTGCATTCAGGAAGGCTCAAGGGTGATTCTGGTAACACATTTGGTAACACTCTTTTTTCTAAATGTCAAAAAACGAATCGGGCATAACCCAACAAATCCGTATTATTCCTTCGTCCTTTCGTGCATCCCAGATGAATTTTTGACGACAATCCATCATTTTTAATTGTTCGACTCCCATCGCCTCCACCATGTAAAAAGGACGCCATTTCGTTGAGAATTGACGTCCTTTTCTTTATCGTGGTAACATTTTTGGTAACACACCGCTGAAAAACAGCTTTATAAACGCAAAAACAGCCCCGAGGAACCGTCAGGATCCCCGGGGCTGCTGCTATGTATGGCTTTTTTTTGGCTGGGCGACTTACTTTCCCTGTGCCTTCAGCCTATTGGGCATCGTCACTCAGACAAAGAGACGATCTTCCGCATTACTAGCTCATACTCTTTCGGGTACACCAGCTTTATTGCGTTCATGTGCCTGTCCAGTACCTCCATCAGCCCGCCGAACGGCACAGCGCTTGCAGCCTCTACAAATTCACTCTGCGGTTCTTGCGGTCTTGTGGAATACTCCATCTGCATGACTGGTTCAGGCTGCGGAGCGTGGCCGTTTTCCGGGCTTTCCGCTTCGCTCAACTCATTTCGCACAGTGCAGAGGGCGGCAAGCTTTTCCACGCTCTGCCAGTTCGTTTCTTCGCATTTCAGTTTGCGGATGTGCTCGTTTATCTCCACGATGTCCATGCCTGCCGCCCCCCTTATCACATATTGTTCAGGATGTCCAGAGCACGCTTGTATGCGTCACGCTCGGCGCCGGTTGCGTCCTGCATCATGTTTTCGATGTCAGAAATCATCCGCTCCCGACCATCGCCGCGCGAGTAGTGACCGCGCACATAATGCCGACCACGGTTTGCGTAGCTGTTGCCACGGTTGTAGTTTTCGGTGCGTCCGTAGTTGCCGCGCATATCGGCTTCCCATTCGCCGGTGCGACTATAATCGCCGTCCTCCAGCATCATGATCTTGTCGATGTTCTTGATGGTGTCGGTCAGCTTGTGCACGGTGTCCAGCGTGCGCTCGTTCAGGCCGTTCTTTGCATCGCGGTTGTACTCGTCCAGCTCCTCGCAGAGCATTTCACGCAGATCATAGAGATTCTTACTCATGTTGTACTCCTTTCCTTATGCTACCCGCTCAACAATCAGATTGCTGTTTGCAATGCTGATTGCCTGCGTGCTAGTGTTTTTGAGCGCCACAGTAACGCAGCAGCCCCGGGGGACTTCCACGAACACCGCCGTAAAGACGTTGCTGTACTGATCCACTGCTGCGGGGGTGACAATTGCGGTTGCGCTGTTAAGCGCCTCGCCTCCGACAGCAAGCGCAACAGAGATAGCACCGACAGTGCCGCCGGTGGGAATGGCAATATTGCCGCCAAAGCTTACCTTGAAGCGCGCTTTGCATTGATTGGTCAGACCCCGCAGGGTCACAAGGCCGCTGCCAGCACGGTGTACGATGCAGGCAGGGGCCTTTACCGCGGTCTCGGTCAGGGGAAGGTTTTCACCCGCCGCCACACTGACGGTGTTAGAGTTGCTAAATTCGGCCATTTTATCGGCTCCTTTCATAGAAAAACGCCGGGACTTTTGCCCCGGCGCTCTGGTTTGCAAAATCAGCTCAGGGGCTGAACAGGCTACAAATTGTAGTCAGTTGCCGTTATTCGATTAAGCGCAACCGTTGCAGCCGCAACCGGTGCCGCAGTTACCGTACTGGTAGGGTGCGGGTACCGGGAAAGCGGGCACAGGGCGGGGGTTGTAGTAGGCCAGCTGACCGCTCATGTAGGCCTTGAGCGTTTCGTTCTGGGCTGCCTGAGATGCCGCCAGCTGTGCTGCGAACAGCTGCTGCCCCTGCTCGGCGATCTTTGCGTCCTTTGCCTCGATGCGCTGTGCGGTCAGGGCGTCAAGGATGGCGCGGGCGTTCTGGTTCTGGTTGTCGATGATGTCCCGGGTGGTGTTCTGCACCGTGTTCCGGGTCTCGCAGGACTGGGTGGCCAGATTGTAGTTGACGCCCTGAATGGCAGAGCGGTTCTCGCAGCAGCACTCCTGCTGCTGCATCTGCATGGCAAACAGCTGCTGCATGAACGCCGCCTGCTGGTTTGCGCGGCTGATCTCTGCGGACATAAAGCCGTTGTTCACGGTCTGCTGCACGCCGTTGACAAGCTGCGCCTGCTGGTAGAAGCCATCACACATGCCGTTGTTGATACCATCCATCTTGCGCTCGATGTTGGCAAAATCGGAGGTCAGGACGTAGCCGTCAACGACACCGGCACCGGTGTTGCCATTGCCGCCCCAGTTGCCGCCCCAGCCGCCGCAGAAGGCAAACAGGAACAGGATGATGATCCACCATGCGCCATCATTGCCAAAGCCAAATCCGTTGCCGCCGTTGGTGTTTGCGGGCTGAACAGGCATGGTCAGAACCGCAGAATCGGAAGAAAGAGACATTTTTGTACTCCTTTCGTGTGTTTTAAATGATTTTTATGCTTGAACCGTGGCCACGGTTACGACTTAATGGAGGAACTGCTGAAACTGCTGCGCCATCGCCTGCAGCTGGTTCAGCTGGTTTTGTGACATTTTGCCGGATTGCAGCAGCTTTTGCACCTCTGCTTTCGGGTCGCCTTGAAAGTTTGCACGGAACTGCTGGAACTGCTGCATCATCTGCCCGAACTGACCCATAGGGTTTGGCATGGCGGGCATACCGCCGCCCAGTGCGTTAAAAAGAGGGTTTGCCATACTTATTTGACCTCCGTTTCAGGTTTTGCAGGCTCTTGCTTCTCAAGCGCCGCACAGCGGGCTGCCAGCGCGTTAAACTCTGCCCGGGTGACAAACTCCACGCCGGGCTGCTGCGCCGTTTGTGGCGGCGTTTTTGCGGCTGTGGTGCGCTCCTTGTAGTCAAACGTCCTGAGAGGAAGCGGCATCCCGCTTGCATCCGTGCTCTTGATATAAAAAGCACTGTTTTCGCTGTCCATCAGCAAAACGCTGTTCCCGGCGGCAACCATGTACGCCTTGGCTCCCTCCTCGCCTTGCACCCAGATGATGGACGGCGCCGCCTGCTGCGCAGCCTGACCGGGCATTGTCGGCGGTTGGTATGCGTTTTGCCGCAGCTGTGCAAGCTGATCCGGCATTGCCTGCCCATAATAGCCGGGCTGGTATCCGTATGGAATGTATGGCATTGCTTAGTCCTCCTTGTACCAGTAATAAATCGGGCACTCTGCGCCACTGTCCCAGCTATCAATCCACTCGCCATTGACAACAGCCAGAACGTGGCCAGAGCAGCCCAGAACGTAGATCCCGCGCGGGTACTCCCTTGCAAAATCCTCCACGGTGTAGCAGGTGGAGCAGTCTGCCTCGACAAGGCGGCGCTTAAATCCGCGCTTTTGGAGGTACGCGCCCCATGTGCGGTTGGCGCTTGGCATGTCGCCCAGTGCGTAGCCCATCATCGCAAGCCCTATGTATGCCTGCTCCCAGCTTTGCCCGGTGGCAGCTGCAACGGCTCGCACTGCACAGTCACCGACGCTGCTGCCGCGCGGGTTTGGGTTGAACTTGTGCCACATGAGCGCTCCTCCTTTTGCGTTTATCGTACCAGAATGCCACACCGGGAGAGACAACGAAGGTACAACGAAGGACAAAAAAGCGCCCACACTGCAAAAGGGCAGCGTGGGCAAAAATACGTTCATCGGGTATAATATTTTTGAAAAAAGCTTGACTTTTGCACCCAATGGGTGTATATTATAGACAGTAAAGGAAACCAAAATCGCACAAAAAAAGGAAATAGCTACCATGACCAGCTTTGAGACTAAAAAGAAGATCGTTCTTGCAGGCGACAGCCGCATTTTTAAAGACTGGGCTGCCCACTCTACCATCACGATGGACGAGTTTATCTCGGCGCTTCAGTGGCTGTGCGAGGATGCACTGGACAAAAACGGCAAGCTTACCCGGGAAATCGCGCTTGCTCCCGACCGCATCGTGAAGCTGCGCCGCGTCAACGATAGTCTGGGCATGACAGCCTTCTATGAGTATCCCCGCGACAACGGCAGCGATGGAGAGCTCGGCTCTCTCTGGAGCGGTGAGAAGTTCCCTGATGGCTTTGTGCGCAAAATCAGCCTGTCCGTGAAAGACCGCATTTGAAAGGAGGATACCATGTATAGCAACGCTGAACTTTTTATTATGGCGAGCAATCCGCGAGCCGTAAAGGAGATTTTTCTGAATAACGTGACGCTCAGCGCCGAGGATGGCGCTGATGGCTGCATCGACCTAGACGCCGAAAAGGAGCGGCTGTCCGTCATCTGGGATCTGGCGAACCTGTCCATGCGGGAGCTGATCTCCCGCACCGGAATGTCGCAGACCGCTTTTGCAAAATGCGCGGGCATTCCGCTGCGCACGGTGCAGAACTGGTGTGCCGGAAGCCGGGGCTGCCCGGCATACGTCCGCTTTTTGTTGGCTGAACACTACAAGCTGCTGTAAAACAAAAAAATCCACTGCTTTGCCGAAGCCCTGCGTGCCACGCGGGGTGCTTTGTAGGCAAAGTGGGGGATTTTTTATGCCGCCAAAACGGCGAAGTCTAAAATCAAGAGCGGAACCGCCCACAGGCAATGCCGCAAATCGTGCAAAAAGAAAAGCGGCAGACCCGAAAGCCTGCCGCTTTTGAATTGTCAGAGCAAAAGCTCAAAACTAATCCATATACAAGATTAGTATATCACACATCCAGCATTTTTTCAATGCCTTTCAGCCGGTAGCTTACCGCCGTCCGGCTGTAATGTGTCTGTGCTGCAATGTCCGGCAGCGGAAGCCGCTCAACGTACCGCAGTAAGGCTATCTTACGGTCTACCCTCCCAAGCGGTGCGCTTTTAATGGCGGCGATCATCCTCTGTCTGTCAAGTCCTTGCAGCGCAGCGGGCAGCACCACACGAGCCGCCGCCACAGGCAGCACCGAGCCAGAAGGGCTGCGGCAGCTGTCCGGCGTTGCGCACCATATTGCCAAGCGCAACAAACCGGTGACAAAACGTCACCATTTTGTTTGCATTGCCGAGATGGTATGTTTTCGTGAGGCCAAGAAAACATGCGCAGACCATTTTCGTGACGTGCCGAAATTGCTCTTGTGCGGCGTACATTTTGCCATCACCGGCAAAATGGTCGTATGTAGTGCTTGCCATGATATCCTCCTTACTGCTTTTCCAACGCCGACCGGGCCCGGTCAAAGAAAAACTGAATGACCTTGCTCATGGTCTCTTCGGTGATAGCCCAGCTGACCAGCTTGCCCCACCGGCTGTTGTTAAGGCAGGTGCGCAGCATCTTGACGCACCACGCCTTGCGCTCTGCGCCGCGCTTGGTGCCCTGAATCTCACGCTCTGCCTGATCGATGAGGTTGAGCACAAGGGTCTTGACCGCCGCGCCGTAGCCCAGGCGGATGCCGCCAAGGGCGTAAAAAACGAACCCGCCCATCATGAGCAGCAGCGCCGCCCATGCGGGGAGAACAGACAAAAGCTTAGTTACCAGTGTTTCCATGCTTGGTTACTCCTTCCATTAAGTAGTTGTCGATTTTCGCCTTGCTGGCTTGCATGGCTGCTACGTTGTTTCCGGTCAGCTGCGATTCCAGCAGGGCACGGACGGCTTCAAGCGTCAGGCGGTTCACCTCGTCGATTTCGGTAAATCGCTCAAGGTCGCGGGTCAGGGCAGCACCATGCTGCAGCTGTCCCTGTTCTAGCGCACCGATGCGCCTTTCCATCTCGTCCAGACGCTTGTCCTGTGCTGCGTCCGGCGCTTGTGCCTTTTTGATGTACTTGTGTATGATGTCCAGCACCTTGTCCAGCGTGATCGCCGCTGCGCACACGCTGCCAAGAATGCCCAGCACCCAGAAAAGAGCCTGTTTTTCGTTCATGCGCCCTCCCGGAGACGGGTCAGACCCTTCTTTGCGATGATTTTAGCGTAGTCCTTATAGGGCACAGACAAGTCCACGCCGGAAACCTTGCCCGGTATCGCGTCTACAACACCGGGAATCTTGCCCTTGCTGGTGTACTGCCACAGCCCGAAGTTCCATTCCGGTGTGGGTTTCTTGCTGCGGTAGGCTGCCAGCCACACATCGTACTTTTTCAGCGCAGCACCGCCCATGTACAAGTTATCACGGCCAAAGTACAGCCCGGTGTACAGCATGGCGTAAAAGCCCCAGCGCTCCACCGTGCCCAGCGTGTGGGCGGCGATGTCGGTCAGGGTCTGCTTGTCGAGCGGTGCCTGCACATAGGTGTCCTCAATGTCCACCGCAACAGGCAGCTGCACCGTTTTGCCGGTCAGCACCTTGCGCAGCAGGGCAAGCTCTGCGTCTGCCTCTGCTGTGTTGACCGCCTTGCAGTAGTAGTACACGCCGCAGGGGATGCCCAGCCGCTGACACTCGGCGTAGTTGCGGGCGAAATAGGGGTCGATGTACGGCTTGCTGGGCGCGTCTTTCGCGCTGTTGCCCAGTGCCCGCAGCATCACGCCGGAGACAAGGCCGCTTTCCTTGACCTTATCCCAGTCGATGCGCTTCTGCCAGCGTGAAACGTCCATAATAGGGAGCATTATATCAGTCCTTTCTATTTTTTGTAGGTGTGCGAATGGTAAGCTAAAGCCCTCTTTAGCTATCCAGATTTATTTCACGGTCTTCTCCAACGCCAGCCCTTATACATTTAATTTTGCGATTATCGTAATCCACAAATACCAAATCAAACGAGCAATCAGCTTTATAACTCTGATTATTGCCGCAATCAAGAGTGGCAATAATCGGGATACCGCTGTCAACAAGCGTATAATCGGCGTGGCTATGACCAGCCAACATAAATTCCACCCGTCCTGTAGCATCAGCAAAGTTATAGTTTTTTCCGTTCACGCTAATTTCGCTTCGCCGGTTATATGCAGAAGAAATTTGGAGTAAAAGCCTCGTTAAAGGCTGCACGTCATCCGGCACAGCGCCGGTCGGAATTGTCCGGTAGGAATAGATGTGCACAGCGATTGCTACATGGGCAAATCGCTCTTTCGTTAGATTTTCAGCGAACCATGCTGCCTGCTCGTATCCGTAATTGTTATCGTAGGTAAGCGCCTGATTCTCTATGCCGGTATCGAAGCAGTAAAAATGAGTGTTTACTCCATTGAAATCGTAGTAGGCACGTCCTGTATCTCTGTACCACAAATTACGAATAGCCACCCGGCTTAAACGTGTTGTATATCTTTCGCTATTAGCATCTTTTTTACCTTGATAGTTCGTGTCATGGTTCCCAACCAACATATAGAGTTTATCGAACATTGATCGACGGATGCCGTCAATATAGCCCATCTTATAGCAAGCCATTTCTGGGACATCGCTATTGCCAAGCCAATCTCCACCGCACAAAACGAAGCTTGTTGGTGTGCTGTTATAGTATTTTTGGATTTGCGAAACGTACTCTTCCATCATAGATTCGCTACCAATGTCAGTATGCGCAGTAAAAAGATGTGGGTCTGTAAACCACAAGAACGCCTCGCATCGATTGACTGTTACAACATTATTTATTTCATCTCCGTTAAACAGCGAAGAATATCTTTTGCAGACTGTGTAAAAATCTTTTGCACCTGTGTGATAAGAAGCATTGAAGTCATCTCTTTGAAATTCATCAGATAGCAGATAACTTCCTTTTTTATCGTTATAGTCGATTGCAGCATAACTTTCGAGAATTTTACCGCCATATCGATTATAATAAACCCAGTACAAAACAACAAAATCATCCGATCTAGCGTTAAGTGTATTTTGAACCTCAAAGGACATACTATCCAAATTAAACCCAAATCGTTTTTCACCGCCATTAAGGTTTATGCTAAATGTTTTACTGTCTGCATCCCACAATGCATAAGTGCTACCAATTTTAGCAGCAATATCCTCGAACGTATACGTTATCCGGCTTTTATTTTTAAAGTTTGCGATATATAACACATTATCGCCTGTCAAAGCAAATCCGTTAGCGTCCATACGTTCTATTTTTGTACTGTTTGTAAGTATTACATCAAAATCGCGCGCACTTAAAAAGCGCACTGTATTTGATAGCGGATTGACAAGTTCCGCATAGTGTGCTGCGCAATCTTCAAAAATTTTACCGCCATATTGATTATAATAAACCCAGTATAGAGATAAGAAACTGGCTGAACGTTTATTAACAATTGGCGCTGTTTGTACTTTTCCAGTCAAAAGGTCAACCCCGAATTGCTGTTCGCTTCCTAAAGTCAAAGTAAATGTTTTTGTATTCTCATTCCACGTTGTGACATCGGGAAGTTCAGACGCAATATCAGAGAAGTTATATTCGATTCTACGTTGATTTGAAAGGTTTGAAAGATAAAAACCGGAAGAACCAGCAATGGTAAATCCATTGTTGGTTGCGTTTGGTAATTTCGAATCCTTAAATATAACAACGGCATCAAAGTTGTTAGTATTAACTATATCTTCCTTTAGCTGGCTTTCCACCCCCTTTGCTCTCTCCGTCTCCTCCTTCAGCACGTCTCCAGTCGCCTTTGCATCCGCAGCCTTACCGGGGAGGGAGAGGGTGGGGTCGATGGCTTTCTGGATGTTTTCGCCCGCCGTGTTGGCGAACTGCTCCACATACTCGCCCATCTGGGCGATGTCCTCGCGCACCTCGGATGCCATGACGGCTTTGCGGATGCCGTCAATTACTTCTTTAAACGGTTTCATCGTATGCCTCCATCGTTTGCAGCGCATAAGATTGCACATTAGATGCGTACCCCTTGAGCGTGCGGCTCAGGTCATACGCGGTGGTTGCTTTGCGGGCGCTCAGAGCCTGCAGGTCGGATATGCTGGAAAACTTTTTGCCGAATGTAAACACCTTTTTGTCTGGCTTGTCCAGCGGCTCTACGAGCTTGTTGCAGTTGATCCACACATCAATGCCATGGGGCGCGGAAATAATGTGGGTCAGCTTACCGAAAGCGATCCTGTCCACGTCCACGCCCGCGTCCCTCAGGTCTACGGCTTTCACCGTGATGCCGTCCGCAAGGCGTAAGTGCTTGCCAAGTTCCATGTCAGCCTCGTCCTGCAGGGACTGCTGTGTGTTGGCCGTGCCGTCCAGCACAATATACCGGGTGATAAGTCCGTAAAGCTTCTGGGCAGTTTCATCGTTGGCGGTGGCGGTCAGAGTATTGGTGGTTTCCCACAAAAACCAGCCGCTTTTTTTCTTGCCGATGGCGATTACTCGGGTGACAATATCCTCTGCCTTGACGTAGCTGGTCAAGTCCAGCAGGTTCGTGCCGAAGGTGATGCCCTGCGTATTGCGTTCTGTTGCATCCTGTACATAGTCCAGCTGCCTGACGGCTATATCCAAGTCTGGCATTATCACTTCGCGGCGCGGGCACAGGTAGCCGCCGTACACATCCACAAGCTCGCTTTGCAGGATGTCCCACGTTTTGCCGTAGTTCTTGCCGTCGCCGAAGCCGTGCAGCTCCTCCACAAGCTGCGGGGTGTAGTCTGCGGACTTTTCCCCGCCGACGTACACGTTGACCGTGCCGTCTTTTTCCGTCTTGATGCTGTACGTTTTGGATTCGGTGTCCTTTTTGGTCACCTTTATGGTGGCGTCAAACTTATAGGTTTCTATCGGCGTGGTGATGGAAGGATTTACAATGGTCTGCTCTGCATCGTAAGTCTTGCTTCCCTGAGAGACCGCGTTCCGGCGGAGGGTGAACTGGTTGTCTCCTGTGCGCCAGATGAGATAGTCTTCTCTGGTCTTGATCTCGTTTAGTGTCCAGCTCTTTTCTGGAGGGGTCTGCACGTCCTCATAGTCGGAAAATACTGTTGAGAATCCTTCAATGAGCCGGTTTTCGTTTTTGGAGTACAGCCCCCAATCTTGACGGTAGTCTCCGTCTGCATCCGGGCTACTGGCCGCATAGTCCAGCTCCATATAGCACTTTTCGGCTACCGGAACATACCGCCGCTGTTCTTCCACGGTTACATTGCCGATATAGAACTGCTTGTACTCATCGGTAAGCTTCGTGTGGTTGTCACAGAGAAAGTCCAGAAACTGCCGGATGGTCACGTCCTTGGCGGTGTAGGGCGGCACATCGGTGTCGTTGAGGTAGGCAAGTTCGCCCTCACAGTACACCTTCTGCCGCAGCAGAAAATCCTGCTCGTGGTTCATGACCCGGCCCTGCCAGATTTCCTTTCCGTCCTGTTCCACGGATATCACCGTTTTCAGCTTTTGCAGGGCACTGTGCGCCACGTTGCCCAGCGGGATGGTAAACTCCAGACTTCCGGCCTTGCCAAACTCCCGGGTCAGGGTGGGGCTGATCAGCTTTGTGGTCTCCAACGCAGAGCCGGGCGCATAGATGCAGACCTTGTCCTCCATGTCGTATGCGGTATATCCTGTGCCTGCGTATATCTTGTAGCTCATAGGCTTGCCCCCAGATACTTGATGGTGATGCTGCTTGCAGCGGTGGCGGTAAAGGTCAGGGTAACGTTTTCGCCGTCCGGGATATCCAGCCCCTCCAGATACTGCCACTCGGTCGTTTTGGCAAGGCTGCCCGCATAGGACTTGTTGACCTGCAACGACACATTTGCCGCGCTTTCGCCGCGCTGGAAATAGACCGCCGCGGTGTGCGGTGCGCCGTAGATGACCACGTCCACCGGCGTATTGGCGGGCAGTGCAATGCTGCGGTAGTCCCGCAGGATGTCCGTTTCAAAGTTGATGTCGTCCCACCGGATATCCTGTGTGCCGTCGTAGACGTTGTACTTGTACGGGTTGCAGCTGCCGGTGATGGTGACCGTAGCGGAAAGCCGCCCCGGCACGAATTTGACGTGCCACAGCCCCTCCCAGTACCACGATGGATCATCGTCAAACACGCATTGCAGCCATTTGCCCTCAAGGGCATTGTGCAGACGGCTTTGCAGTACTTTCCACAGCTTTTTAGGCGCGGTGCACAGCAGTTCCATGGTAATAGTGCGTTTTTTGTAGTGCACCTTGCCGTCCAGAGAGGTAGTAAGGTTGAGCAACGTGTCAGAGCCGGGTATCTGCACAAGGGTCTCGTCCGGCTCAGGCTCGCCGATGCTCGGGCTGCCCACCTTCATGTACAGCCCCCATGTTGTATGGGTGTTGTAATTGCCCAGCTTTGCGCTGTGGATTGCCATTTAAACACCCCTTTCTGCCCGCAGGGTGTACACGCCCATGCTGGTATCCATGTTAGTCGCAAGGCGCGGTGTGAGCATATCGGCCACCTTCTCGCCGTCCATGACAAGCTGCCCGGTGCCGATATCCGGCAGATGCTCGTCCAGCATATCACGGATCTGCTGCAAAATGCCAAGCTGTGCATCCGTGCCGGTGGTCTTTTTTATGTAGCGGTGCTGCATGGCCGCCCGGGTGGAGAACTCGGTCAGGCTGTCGTACACGTCATGCCCGGCAAAGGGGCTTTCGTAGTGGCTCACAGCCTGCCCGCCGCCGCTGCTCTTGCCAAACTTTGCCCACAGCGCCACGCCCAGCGCCACCACGCCCGCCACAATGGCGATGATCGCGGCGGCCTCCGGGTTTGCCATAATCAGGCTGCCCACCTTTGCGATCAGCCCGCCTGCGCCCTCGGCGATCGTGCCAAGGCTGCCCATGCTCCCGGCAAGGCCTGCAATTTTGGTGCCTTCTTCGCTTGCAAAGGTGCCCATGCTCGTGCCCATGGTGCCCAGCATACTCATGATCTTGCTGCCGACATCGGAAACGTTGATGCCCAGATCCTGAAACACTTTGCCCAATCCCTTAACGTCCGTTGTGACGCCGTTTGTCTCTGCTTTGATGCCGTTGGACAGCACATTTTTAAAGGCTTTGAACGCCTCGCTCAGACCGCCGCCGGAATACGCCTCATTGATGGCTTCCAGCGCTTTGGCAGCCCAGTCGGACAGCACCTCGCGCTGCTCCTGTGATACCTCTCCCCACATCACATTGACGATATCCAGCCCAAGCGCCGCCCAGTCCTGATTCTTCAGGTCGGTATAAAGGTTCTTGCCATTCTTGAAAATGCCGCTGTTAAGCTGCTGCTGTGCTTTGCTCAGGTTCGCATCAATGCGTTTTTGGGTCGCCTTGATGCTCTTGTCGATGTTCTGCGCGGTCTCTGTCACCTTGTCCTGCACGCCGTCAATGTAGCTGATGACCTTGGTGTAGGTCTGCCGCACGCCGTCCACAATGCGCTCGCCGGTCTCGGTGGCGGTTGTTTTGATGTGCTGGCTGCCGTCCGCGTAGGTCTCCACAGCTTGCTGCGTAGTGGTGGTGATGCCGTTGAAGGTCTTTTCTGCAATGGTGGTCAGGGCGCCAAGCAGTGTCTTGGACATATCGGCGTAGACCTTCTTGGTCGTGGTGCTTATTTTGCCGTTCGCGTCCGTAACTTTCTTGGTCACAAGCGTATAGGTGGTAGCAACGCCGTTGACCATCTCTTTACCGGTTTCGGTGGTGGTCTCGGTCACGCGGTCTTTGATGTTGCCCGCTGCGTCCTTTACCTTCTCCTGCAAGGTCTCAACGCTTGTAGTCACAGCGCCCAGCGCATTCTGTGCGGTGGTGGTTGCGGTGTGCGACACGGACGCTATGACGGTTTCGGTATTGGAAGTGGATTTTGGGGTTTTGCCAGTCTTGGGAGTTTTGCCAGTCTTGCCGGAAGGACTTATGACGATGGAACTGCCAGATGTTCCGCTTGTTTTAGCGGGCACCCATCCGTCATTTTCGTCCCAGACCATGCCACTATGGTTAGTGTCCCAGTTTTTTCTGCTTTCTTTTTGGATTTTTTTGATTTCTTGGTCTGAATTGAATGCCTTTTTATAAACAGCATCCCAGTCACCATGGAAAATGCCAATTTCTCCACTTTTCAAAGCATCGAAAACAGCTTTCAGGCCAACAGCAGAGGATTTAGCCTTGTCTATAACGCTGGTAAGACCTGTTATTTCTCCGATAAGGCCGCTCCATCCGTCAAGTTTGTATGCGTCTTGAGCGGCTATAACCATTTCGTTCAGTTTGGAAATAACGCCACCAAGAGCGTTTGTTAGATTTCCAGTCAAAAGCCCAGCCAGCTGGCTGACGTTATCCTTCAGGGTGGATATACGCCCGTTCATGGTCTGGCTCTGGGTGTCCATGGCGTTATAGTAGCGCCCGCCCTCCTCGCTTGCGGCTATGAGCGCCTGCGAAAGAAGGTCGTAGCTGATGGTCATGCTCTGGACTTCCTGCACCGATTTGCCGGTGTAATCTGCCAAGATTTGATAGATATTGATGCCCGCATAGGCAAACTGCTTGATGTCTATCGTTGCAGCTTTGCCCACGTTTGCGATCTGCTGCAGGTTTGCAGCCATGCGGGATAGTTCGGCGTTACCGCCGCCGGTGGCAGAAACAGCATCGCCCAGTGCATTGATGACCTTGCGGGAATACGCGGCGTTTTCTCCCGCGCTGATAAGCAGCTGATTTGCCTGCGTCAGGGATGCCACGTCAAACGGGGTGCGGGCTGCGTCCTCCTGAATGGCCTGCATGGCTTCCTGCGCGGCCTGTGCGCTGCCCAACATATTGGTAAAGCCGGTGGTGTACTTTTCTATCTGGGCGTTATAAGAAATGCCCATCTCCACAAAGCCCTTTGCAAAGCTTACCGCCTTTGTTCCGAGCGAGGTAAGCATATTTGCAAGGACAGTTGCTTTTGCGCTGGCTGCTGCAAACTGGCTTGCCATGCCTGAAACGCCGCTCCCGGCGGTGTTTGCGCTGCGGTTCAGCGAGTTTGCGGCGCTTTGCGTCTCTTTTTGGGCCTGCTCGATGCCCTGCTCATACTCGGAGGTATCAAGCCCCAAAGTGGCCATCAAATTGAAAATGTTCAGGTCTCACCACCTCCGTTCTGCTCTGCGGCTTTTTTACTGTCTGCAAGCGTCTTTTCCCAGCACGCCTGCGCTTCTTCCAGCGTTGTTTCGTGTCGGCGCTGGGATAGCGGCTTGTCATACTCTGCCATGATCTCGCTGAAGGACTGCTCCACCTGCTGCCCCAGCGATACAGCACAAAGAAAAAGCATATCAGCCGTATACAGCTGGTATGCTTTTGTGCGGTGGCGTTCGCGCATCTCGCTGATGACGAACCAGACGAAATACTTTATTCCGTAGGCGCGGAGATGCTGGATGTCGGCTCGGCAGAGGTAGTGCCAAAACTCAGGCCGTTCAAGTCGGCCAGCGATGACAAAAAATCCTGCATATCCTCCTGCATCACGGACTTGGTCAGCGCGGTGAATGCCTTGGGCAGGGTGTCTTTCTCGCCCTTTTCCAGCGTGTACAGCTGGTGCAGGGCGTTCATGGTGCGCTGCGGGTCAAGCTTCATCAGGGGCTTGATAAAGTCCAGCGCAGCCAGCGCAAACTCGCGCGGGGTCAGCTTTTTCTTGCCCTCTGCGGTTTCGGAAGGCTCTGCACCCAGCAGCTTCATGGCGTTGGCAACAATGGTCTCCCGGGCGGCTTTGGTCTCCGGGTTATCCACGTTGTCCTTTGCGTCCATGATCATGCGGGTGATGCCGTCCACCGCGTCATACAGCTTGGGCAGGGCTTCCACGGGGTCAAGATTGATGGTAAGGATCATTACTCTGCCTCCTTGACGTAGAACTCCATAGGCACCTTGCTGGTGTCGGTCATGTCGTAGTGGCCCTTCAGGCTCAGGTTGAGGTTGCCCTTGCCGTCCTTGGTGGTTTTCAGTTCAAGGCCGCCATCGCTCACGGCCTTCATCAGCTTGACCGCAGCATAGCCGCCGCCAATCAGATTGCCGTGCCACCAGATATCCTGGAAGTCCGCATCCTTGTAATCCTCACGCACGGTGATCTTGTTGGTTTCCGTTTCCACGTCTGCAGCGCCCAACTCCAGCTTGATGGTGTCGGCGCTCACGGTCATGCAGGTGGTAGACAGGCCACAATCCCAATTGGTGATGTGCTTCAACTGCCAAGTGTTCTCGGGCACCTCGTCCAGACCATCGCCCAGATCAATGGCGTTGGGCTTGCAGCTGACGGTGATACCGCCGGAAGTCAGGCAGATCATATCCTCCGCTGCAATGGGGGTAGCGCCCGTCGGGTCGAACTTCTTGAGCAGTGCACCGGCCTGAAACTGAAGCTTTTTGAAAGCATCTGCCGAAATGGCATGATACATTTTGTTCATGTGTTATCCTTTCTCACACCACAAAGGATGTGACGTCAAAAATAAGGTATGTGCACAGGTATTTTTCCGGCGGGTTGCCCATAGGCTGCGCCCACGGATTGCCCGCACACAAAAGAATTGCGCCGCCCTCGCACTCGATGGTAAGCCAATCGCCAATGGCAGCGCGGATTTCATCGGCTTTGCGGATGAGGGGCAGCTTGCCGCCGTCTACCGGATACCACAGCCGCGCATGGAAGGTGCTGCTCTCGTCAAATCCCTTAGGAATGACCAGCTTCACCGTGATATAGGGTAGGGAAGAGCCCGGCGGCACGGAATCCTCTGGGTATACAGGAACATCGAACATCGTAAAAAAGCTGTTCAGCGCCGTGGTAATGGCTTCTTCTGCGCCCATCAGGAAAGCACCACCTTTTTGCACTGCACAACGGCAAGATTCATCTGGCTTTCGGCGGGGGAAATCTTGTCGCTGCTCGCGGTGGTAACCTCGTAGGTCTGCCCATCGTCCAGCCGCTTGATGCGGTCGAAGGGGGACAGCTTGATGTCCTTATCCACATAGAGGGAGTAGGTGGATGCCGTGCCCTGCTGCTCTGCCTGCTGTGCTTCAATGGTCTGGTCATGGCGTTCGATGGCAAGGAACTCCATGCCGTCCTCCCATGTGGTAGTAGAGCCAAACAGGCCGTCCGATACCAGCTTTTTGACCATAAAGCAGAACTTCTTTGTGAAATTCTCCATCACGGTGAATTTAGTGAAATCGTTTACAGGCATTACAGTTTCCTCCATTGGTTGATTTCCCGGCGGTAGTGGGTGCAGCCGTCTGCGGGCAAGCCGTCCGTGCCGGTGGCCATGGTGCCGCTCCAGCCGTTGAAGGACTGGGAAACATAGCGCCCACCGCCGGGGGTGGCTGCATCGTAGTCGGTGATCTTCTGGGCAAGCGCCACAAAATCAGGAGGGACGCGCATAGGCTGCACCGTGCCGGTGAAGGTTTCCGGGGTAAGGTCTCCGTCTCCCGCCTTGTGCACGCCGTCGTTAAAGATAGACCCGCACACAAGGAAATACTGCCCGGCGGACACTCCAGCGGGGACAGTATCTGCCGTAAAGGTAAATTCCCCGGCGGTGGGGTCATCGTACCGGTCAAAAAAATTGTGCGTGTAAACGCACAGCTCTGGCACAGTCATGCGGGGTCACCTCCTTATTTCGTATCAGCCGCCGAGTTCAGACGCCGCAACGGCAGGCTCGGTGTTGGACGCGCCGACAGTCACGACCGCGATACCGTCCAGATACTCTGCCCACAGCTTCATGCCCATGATGGCGTAGTTGGTGGTGGTGGCGTTCTTGTAGTTGTACTCGGTGTGATAGCCCAGCAGATTGGTCTCACCGGAAACGGTGTAGTTTGCGCCCATGGTGGCGTAGTCGCGGTCTGCGGGGTCAACGTAGTACAGGTCGATGTTTTCCACAGGGACGGCAATCACCTTCTTCTGCTCGATGAAAGCGTCAGGCAGAAGGAACAGGGTGCTGTAGCCGAGGAAGTTCTTCACATAGTTCAGACCAAACTCGGTCTGAACGGTGATTTCCTTGTCACCCAGATAGTCGTAGAAGTCCATGATGTTGGCAAAGCCCACGACCTCGGTCACGTCCAGATTGTCGTTTGCAAAGCGCTTCAGGACTGCGCCCTTTGCGATAGCCAGCGCACGCTGCCAGGTCTTCTGCGTGCCGACCAGCTTGCCGGTCTTGAGGAAGGTGTAGAAGTCGGTCAGAACCTTCTTCTGAAGCTCGTTACGGAAAGCGATATTGGTGCGATCCACGGCCACTTCTGCGCCGTACTTGGTGACGGCTTCGATGGAAACGGCCTTAGCCCACTTGCCAAGTTCGATGTCGGCATAGGTCACAGGCTCGACCTTGGTCTTGGTCAGTGGGATGTCCTCGCCCTCGCCCACAGCGGTGCCGCCCTGCAGGCCGCCGTCAACGGTGGCTTTGTAGGATACCAGCCTAGTGCCGGGTGCCTTGCGGATGGGGCGCGAGATGCCCAGAATGGTGCGCAGCGCGTCCCAATTCTTCTGGAACTGGGTCACGAAGTCGATTTCGCGGATAGTGGTGGTAATCTGAGATGCGGTAGTCAGATTTTCGGGTGCTGCCATGTGTTACTCCTTTGCTGCAAGTCCGAACGCTTCAGGATTTGCCGCGATGGCTGCCTGACGCTCGGTTGCGTCTTTGATGTTGATGATTTGTTCTTTGGTCATTTTGGAGCCGGTGTTTGCGGGCGGGTTGTCCACCTGTGCGCCCTTGGTGGTGGTGCTGCCCACATAGTCGCTCCAATCGGTTTTCAGGCTCTCAGCCAGCTTGTCCGCGTTCTTCACGTTGCCCTTGCTGTCCAGTTCCATCTTGTCGATGTCCTCGCCGGACAAGCGCACAATGCGGTCAAAGTACTTTTCCAGCACGCCTGCGGCCTTGAGCTGCTCCCGGAACTTTGATTCCTTGGCGGCTCTTGATTCCTTTGCGGTCTGCTGGGTCTTGTAGTCGGTCAGCGCCTGCTCTGCGGTCTGCTTACCGCTGTTGGCTGCGTCCCGTTCCTTTTCCGCTGCAACGCGGGCGTTTTTCTCGGTATCCAGTTCGTCCCGGAGGGCATCGGTCTCCTCGTGCAAGGCGTCCAGAATGGCTTTCGCCTTGTCATCGTTGGAGGTTTCGGCGTTTTCCAGAATTTTGCGGATATCTGCTCTTTTGAGTGCCATGTGTGTTCGTCCTTTCTGCCCTTGCTTGGGCTGCCATGCTTGGCAATCAGGTTATTTTTCCGGACGTGCTGCCGGCGTGGTGCCGCTTGCAGGGCTCGAACCTGCAACTACCCGGTTATGAGCCGGGAGCACTGCCAGTTGTGTGAAAACGGCATAAAAAAGCGGCTGACGCTGTGCGCCAACCGCTGGATATTAAATTTTAGAGGTAGAGAAGATACCCCAAGCAAATTTGAAGTTCTTTTTCTCGCTTGTTTTTTACTCTCACCATTTCTGCCTTTATGCTTTCCACCTCTTCGGCGGCTTTGTGATATGCTTCATCGGCTTCCATCTGCCTTTTTGCAGCAGCTTCAAGCAATGCGCTCAAAGTTTCAAGTTCTGTCATGCTTTTATACCTCCTTGTTTCCTTTGAGTATTTAGTTTTTGCGTGCAACTTTGGTGATACATTCGACCGCCCAAAACTTCGCTTCCTGTAATTTTGTCATGCACAGGCTTTTTTCTCGGCTTTCAGGAAGTGCGTCAAGCTGCGTTGCAAGCTCAAGGAAAAGATCTTCTGCCTCGCAGTGCGCAGTTTTCACATCATCGGGCAGGAACTTTTCTTTTGGTGTTTTGAACATTTTCTCCAAATTCATGAATTACGCCTCCTTGTTTCCTTCCTCTACTGCAATTTCTTGCAGTTCTTTGATATGATCTTCCACCGCCGGGCGCAGGAAGGGGCGGGGAGCCATGCCCCGGGTAAAGTGCCACTTGCCGTTGAAGTCTTGCCAGACCCACGGCGTTTTGCGTCCGTTGCCCTTCTCGGCAAAAATGCCGGTGCCCAACTCCACATACACGCTATAAAACAGGTTTGATCCGATGGTCACGGTCTTTTGCGCCGCAGATACAACGTAGGTAAGGGACGCTTTCAGCGCACCGCCCACATAGCCCTCTATGCCGGTGCTGTCTGCCGTGCCGGTGGGCACAAGCAGCTGGGCGTAGTCCTGCACCTTCATGCCCCAGATGGTCAGCACCCTTTCCACCCACGCTTCCAGCGCTTCATGCAGCTGCGGGGTGTTGTCGGTGACTTTGATGTTGTAGTTAAAGTTCATGGCTCACTTTTTCTTCCTTTTCCTCGAAACAAAGCCAATCCATGCGCCACCCTGTTCAACCGTTACTCCAAACGGCTTTTGTGACAACTGCATCAGCTTTGTGCGGTCACTTGAAGTCATGCCCTTTAGATCAAAAGCAACTTTCGGGCCGCTCTTGTCCCAATATGTAGTATGTGATGGAGAAGAACCATCGCCACTTCGATATTTGTTGAGATCAACGCCAACTTGCTCTTTCACAAAAGACACAACATCGTTATGCGTTTTCTTGTATCTCGAACTGTCCACAACAACGGCGGCTCTCTTTGCCTCTTCTGCCGCAATTTTGCTGTAATCGGTGACCCATTTGCCATTTACAAAAGATTCAAACTCGTGTTCGTTGGCGTTCCCTCCGCCCGCTCTCGCGGAACTGCCTGAACCTCTTTTACTCACGGTAGTGCCTCCTTTCGTATTGAAATGGTTTGATTTTGGTAACGTTCCAGTCAAATTCATCAGGGCATTTGCCATACCACAAGATGCTGCTCGGTTGCAGCACTTCCAGCGCCTTACGGCAGTGCTTAGCAAAACATTCTGCTTCGTATGGGTCAGATTGCGTGCCGTGGCTCGAAATGCTCACGATGGCGTTCCTGGGCTCGCCGTCAAAGCACCAGTTATAGCTTTGCTCACCGCACCAGCAGAGCGTTGGAATGACGTGGATGCCGTGCGCCTGCCAGTATGCAGCCAGCCAGTGCTTTTTGTAGTGCATGAAAAGCTGCACCGCAAGCGGCATATCACTGTACAAAGAAAAATCCGGCGAACATACCGCGCCAAACTGCTGCAAAAGGGGAATGTATTTTTCTGGGTTGTTCCAGAACCGTTCAAACTGGTAATCGTCCTTGTAAAAGTGCACGCCTTTTGTGGCCTTGTCTTTGGCGGTCAGCGCATAATTGACCGGGATCCATTCTAGTTTGTCAATGCGGATGTCCGTTTCCGGCTTGATTTCAGGGATGCCATACTTGCCAACGCCCGGAAAAATCATTTTCTCGGTGTTTTCCATTGGCAGAATCACGGTTCATCCCTCCTTCTTCTTCCGCTCCCGCTCTTCCGCCCACCACATCTGTTCTGCTTCTGTGCCACCTTTGGCTTTGTACCACTCGGTATAGGTCAGGTCAGATGTGACAGCTTTTGTAACGTTATCCCGCCGGGCTGCGGTCTGTCTCGGGTACTTGACCAACGCGCTGGTCAGCTTGCACCGGCAGTGGTAGACCATTTCCGGCGCTGCGTTGGGGTCTCCCGGGTACTGGATCTCGTATCCCTGCACCTTGAACGGCTCGTTAAGGTCGGCGGTCTCCTGATCCAGCAGCCGGTGCATCTCGCGGGTGCGGTAGTCCAGCGTGCTATTCCAGCGCTTCTGCACCTCAATGCCAATGGCTTGGGCGTTGCGCAGCTGCTGCATCGTCCCGGCGTTCTGTGCGCCTGTAAGGGCTGTGATGGCGTTGTTCATCGCCCAGTGCGCCTCGGTGTCTGCCATGCCCTTCACAGCCTGCACCGCAATGTCATGGACGCTCTTGCCCTGCACAATGCCCTGCATGACGTACCGGTTGAACACCCGGGCATCGTAGGTGCGGTTGCTTTCGCTCTTGATGCGCTTGTTGGGCACCAGCTTGGGGTTTTCCAGCAGCAGCCGCTTGACCGCTTCGGTGTTGTACAAGGTCAGATTGAACGCCACGCCTGCGGCCTGTTCCAGCTCATAGAACGCCCAGTTTGCGCCAAGGGCAAAGATATCGTACTGTTCATCTCGCGCCAGCTTGTACGCCGTCTGCTGGGCTGTGGTGCATGTCTGGATGATGTTGTCCAGCTTCTGGTGCATCATCTCGGACTGAAACACCTGATTGCGCAGCCATGTGCGATAGTCGCTCTCGGTGATCTCGCCGGCTTCCAGCTGCGCCCGCTTGTAGGCGTCCAGTTTCTGGTAGCGCTCCAGAAACTCGGTGAGCTGCTTAGTCATTTCCCGGCGGGCGGTTCCATAGACCCGCAAAATGCGGCGGCGCAGACGGTTCAGCTGCCGGGTGGAGATGCGGTCAAGGTCAGTTTGTTTCATGACGCTGCAATAGTCACAAGCGCCCATTTAGCCCATTCAGGCATATCTGCGCTAAAAACGCCTTTGACGTAGTAAACAGATAAAACGGCGTCCAAAATTGCGCTTCCAATGATAAGCGCAACGCACACGCCAAAGAAAATCCAGATAAATATTTTCATCCCGTTATGAGTTTTCATCCTCGTTGTCCTCCTCGTCCACGGTCTCCCGCGTTGCGCTCTCTGCCATCAGCGCGGCCTTTGCCTGCTCTTTTTGCTCCTGCGTCAGGTTGGGCAGCAATTCTATTGCCATCTCGTTTCCGATGATGGTCGCTTCTGCAATCGCCATGTCCACTTGCTCCTTGGTGTTGGAGATACGCACATGGGTGTACTGCGGCTTTGCGTCCGGCAGACCGGCGATCTTGAGCACCTGACGCACAAACTTGGTGATTTGCTGCTCAAAGTCGCGGGCGTTCTCGTCCAGCGGCTGATAGGCGGCTTCCAGATGGTCGTTGGTGCTGTCTGCGCTCACGCAATGCACGTCCAGACCGCCGAAATCCTCATACAGGGAACTGTGCAGCCGCTGCAGCAGGGTCTCCCGCGCCTGTGTTGGTATTTCCTGCGTGTATGGCTGCACACTGCCGCCGTTGTCTCCGGCGTTGTCTACGTTGGCGGCGTGATTGAAGCGCAGCCGCTGCATGAACCGGCGCAAGTCATCGTCATTCATGCCGCCGTAGTTGGAGATCAGCCAATACACCTGCGCACATTCGCGCAGATCATCGCAAAAGCCGTTGACGATCAGGTCAATGTTGTCGATATAGCCTTTTAGGTTGACCAACGTGCTTTGCTTGGCGATGCTGCCCCACAGCGGCACAATGGGCAGCGCGCCGTAGCCCTCGCCCTCTACGATCTCGTCCCCGGCGGGGGTTGTGGTCGTGGTTGTCTTGTAGGGCTGCTGCTCGCCGTCCTGATGCAACAGGCTCTCGCCCTTGCTGTCCTCGGTGTAGCGGGTGTAGCCGCTCTCCTCATACAGTACAGCGTGCATGGGCTTGTCTGGCTGCAAGCGCCAGAACCGGATACCGGCTCGCATGGTGCCGTCCTGCTCGTCGTACAGGGGCGCAAACTCGGTCAACTTAAACACGTCCAGATGGTCGTTGTTCCAAAAGCCAAAGCTTTCCCCATGGATGCAGGCAAGGTAACCCAGCCGGTAAAGCTGCTCGTCAAAGCTTTCACCCAGATTTGCCTTTGCGTTGTCCTCACCCGGCAGGGTAATGCCGTTTGCAAGGCTATACGCCACACGCTGCACGTTGAGACGGTGGAAGGAGTTGCTTTTAACGGTCTCCGGGCGGGCTCTTTTTGTGATGCCGTTGAGTTTGTAGTCGATATCGGCAAGTGCATCCAGAAAGTCATCCACGCCGGTGTTCAGCTGCCTGTCATACTTGTCAGCCTTTTCAGCGGTACGCACCGGGGCGCTTGTAGCGTGCTCCGCAATAAAGCTTTGCACAAAAGCGGTTTTGGCTGCGGGGTCGTTCTGCACCGCTTCAAGGTCTTGGTATGTTCTCACTTGCTTTGCTCCTTATTTTCCGGGCTTGTGCCACACAAGCTCCATGGCGTATCGTGTAGCGTCTATGTGGTGGTTATCGTGGTCTGGGTATCCGGGCAACGGCTCGCCGTTCTTGTCCGCGTCATACTCGTACTCGGTAAACTCCTTCAGTGTGTCCGGGCATCGCACCGGGTCTATCACAATGGCGGTCAGGCTTTGCAGCCACTTCACGCCCTGCCCCACGCTGTTCGGGCCTTTCAGCGCTGGCAAGCACTTGATACCCCACGCGGTAAAGTCGGTGCAGCTCTTGTTTTCTGCGCTGTCTGCGGTCAGGCGCTCGCTTTCCGGGTTTTCCATGACGTGCCTGTCTTGCAGCATCTTGAACGTGTCCTCGTTGCGGGTACGCCGCACGGTGATCTCGTCATAGATATACAGGGTCTTGCGTGCTGCGTCGTAGCTCATGCAGTTATAAGCAAAGGGGTCTGGATACCAGCCCCAGTCAATGCCGTGATATTTGCGCTCAAACTTGGATGGGTCTATCTTTTCCGCCTTGATGTTGGTAAAGATTTCCTTTCCGCAGCCGGTCACCTCGCCCAGATACTCGTGCTTGTAGGCGATCAGGTTGCGTTTCTTTAGATTTTCTGCGTCATCAAGGAAACGCCTGCCAAGCCACTCCTGCGGCACCATCGTGTAGTCGGAGTGCTGGATGATCTTGCGGTCGCGCACTTCCAGAGCATAACGGTTTGCCCAGTTACGGGGTGATGCAGGCGGGTTAAAGCTTTTGAACGTGAAAGAGAAATCTCCTCCACGCAGACAGGACTGCTCCACGTTGCGGATTTGTTCCTCTCCGTCATACTGGTCTAGCTCTTCAAACCATAGAATGCCGATGTAACCGTGCGGCAGTTTGATAGACTTGATTTTTCCGGGGTCATCCAGACCGAAAAATAGAATCTTCTGACCTGTGTTTTTGTTTGTCATCTCCATTGGAGAGACCGTACATTTCCACATTCCGGGTTCCAGCTGGTCAACCGCCCACTGCATCTGTGCATACACGGACGTTCGCAGGGTATTGCCCACCTTTCGGATGCATACCGCGTTGCAATCCGGGTGCAATTGCAGAAGTTTGATAATGCCGATGCTGCAGAAGCTGGATTTTGTGGATCCGCGTCCACCCTTTTCCAGCGCTTCGTCTGCATCGCCTCTCATGATCTTCTGCCATGTCGGCAGGAATTGCGGTGCCAAAAGCTCGAACAGCCTGTTTTCGGAGACTGCCGGGCTTGCGCTTTCGTTTTCTTCTGTTTTTTCCTCTTTGTTGTCCCATCCAAAATTAAACTTTAGGCTAAATTGTGCTCCGTTCGTTCCGTCCCGGTCGAACAGCCGTTCTTCGGAGTATTTTTCACACTGGGCTTTTGCGCGCGTAATCGTGTCAACAAACTCTTTTTTCCCTTGGTAGTTCATCAGCGCTTGTCGGGATGTAAAGCCCAGCGCAAGAGCCAGACCGGTGACAGTGGGCGGACGCTGATGCAGATAGATTTCATTTCCGTACTTATCCAGAACTGGTGCTCCATTCGCGTCCTGCAAAAGCTCTCCTTCACAGTCAGAAAAGTAAGCATCTATCTTTTCCTGCATTTCTGCGGAATTTTTATATTTCGGCGGTGCGCCTACCGGATTCTTTTTCTTGTAGGTCATTGCCACCGCCTCTCAAAAAATCGCTTAAAAGAAAAGCCGCCCACACGAACGGCAGGATATCAAAATAAGCAGCACTCCCAGTATACATTCAGTTTCTCGGACAACGTAAACGGGTGGAGTGCTGCTGCATCCGGTACTTTCGCCGCCAGATGCCCGGCTATCCGCGTAGCCCCCTCACAGGGTACGCAGCTGGCATTCCCGGCAGGGCTCAAACCTGCAGCCTGCGGTTTTGGAGACCGCTGTTCCATCACTTGAACTACGGGAATATAAAAAGCCGCCCTTGGAATCGAACCAGCCGTGTCTACACACACGCGCCGCGCTCCAAACTGCGCTCAGGCGGCATATAACAAAAGAAAAACCAGCACGTTTCCATGCTGGTTCTGTTGACGCACATCCTGCCGGGGGAATTATGGAAACCGGTGTACGGATTATGTGGCCTCCGGTGCGTGCGGAGGTTGTGAGGGCAGGTAAGGATACCCTGCCACTCTACACGCAGCCACAAGCGGGATGTCAGCCCATGCGTCAGGTGGTCGCTGCTTCGGGAGAGCAGCGTGTCGGAGCCGTTAACCGGATTCGAACCGGCACCATCAAGTCTGTATATGCGCATTGGTTAAGTGCGCAGTGATGTCCGAGATGTGTCACCAGCGTTGTCCCGCCTTAAATGGGCGGCGCTCTGCCAGTTGAGCTATAACGGCATAGAAGCAGCCCGCGAAACGAGAGGAAGAAAAATGCCGGTCAAGCCTTGGGAGGAAGCATTTCGGGGGGATTCGTTTCGGAGACTGCGTGGCAAGCGTCTTATCGCTTTCGGCGATTCCGCTTATACCAATTTTAGCACAATGCCTGTGTCATTTGGATATTTGCAGTATGAAGGTGCATTGCAAAAAATCAGGGCGGGTTTTGTGCGGTTTGTGCAACATTGCCGAAGCTGTCCCAAATCTCTGCCAGATAGATGCTGCCCCACTTGATGTAGATGGAGACCTGGTTTTCTTCCGAAAGCCCCAGCTCCTCGCAGACCTCGCGCTGCTTTTTGTTCTTGACGTAGTACATGCACAGGCAGTCAGCCTGTTTTTTGCTGGATTTGCTTGCCGTGATACAGTACGCCCGCCGGGTGGCTTCAATGCGCAGCAGGCACAGGTCTGTTTCCATCTGCTGCAGACGGCGCTGCTCGTCCGTGATATCTGCTGCAGCAAGCCCGACCTTGTCACCGGCACCACAGCCGCCGGGCATCCCGTTCAGGCTTGGGGTGGTCTTTTCGGCAACTTCCCGGATGCGCTGGATCTTCTGTTTTTGGGCTTCAACCGCCGCAGCCATATCCCGGCACTGCTGGAACCACGCCTTGACCGTGTGGTAGTCCACGCCGGTGCGCGGCTTTGGCTGTTCGCTTTCAGGTGTCCATGTGCGGGTCATTGTTTTTATCCTCCATTTCTATTTCATTTCCCCATGCGTCCCAGCCGGGCGCACGTTGACGGGCAAAAAGTTCAATGCGCGGCACATCCCCCAGCAAATCAACAATGCGCCGCCTTGCTTCTTCTGGTTTTACGCTGTGCGCTTGGATAGGCTCCTCAATAACCTGCCGCACGGAGTGGCTTTTTATCTGCTTTTTTGCGCAAAAGTCATGCGACACACCCAACAGGCAAATTTCTGCGTTTGCACGTGTGTACGCACCCATCCCAACAAAGTTTTTTCCGCATTTGTATTTTTTCACCCAAACAAAAGCAGCGGTTTTGTAAGTGAACCCCCAAGCATCCATAACTCGAAGTGCATCCGGGAGTGTAGGAAACGTTGCCCACATGAATAATAGGCATCCCCCCCTCGCAAGCTGTTGGACAGGCAGAGCGCAAATATCATCGGTGGTCATAGTTTTGTAATGCTGGGCTGCGTACCCTTGTTTTTTACCAGCCGCTCCTTTTTGCAGATAGTTCCACGGTGGATCTGCGTATATGACGGAGTACTTTTTGTTTGGCAAGTCCATATTATTCCTCCATTTCCTCAATCCAGATCTCCACTCTGGGTTTTTGCTTGTCGTAGTCCACCCGGCTGCCATCGTGGGCGGCAACGATGCGGCTGTTGTCGTCTGCCAGCACACCGGCTTTTACCAGTATGTCGCAGGTGGCCTCGATCAGGTTTGCAAGGTCAACCTTGCGCCGGGTAGCCATGTAGTACACGCACCGCACGTTCACGCGGGCAGAAATAGGCTCAGGCGGGGCGCGAATCTGCCATAGACATCCGGTCTGGTATTCCTCAAACGCCGCGCTTGGGGCTACAAAGCGCGGCCCTCCGCGCCCTTGCAGGATGCGGGCGCTGTTTTTCTTGGTGCGTGGGTCACCGTAAAGGGTTAAGTGCATTTCTTTCGTTCCTCGCCGTTCCACTGCTTGAGTGTTGGTGCGTAATGACCGCACATCAGGCAACAAATTTCAGTCCCCGGGGCTGACAACACTGTTATCTTCGGATTGCTGGTCTTGATTTTCTTTCCCCACGCAAGAAGTCCACTTCCACATTTTGGGCAAGGATAAACTGTGTATGATTTTTTTATCATTCGCCGTCCTCCACATAGCACCAACTCTGGGGCGGTCGCTTCGCTTCCACAGGCCGCACACCAAACCGTGTGTTTAGCAAGCCCGTGAACACCCGCAGCTCGCGCGGCTTGTCGTAAATTTTCAGGTCGGAAATGTGCCAGCCGTATCCCGGATGAATGCCGAGGTATTTAGAAAGTTCTGCATCCGTCAGGCAGGTTGTAAGCTCCTCTCGTTTTACATTGCTTTCTTCATCGTTGTTTTCCGGCAGTGTGTAAACTGGCAAACTCAAGCTTGGAGCCGTGAAATTGAATCCGATGCTGTCCCTGTCGATTTTATAGATTTCATCACAGACAAATGTTCCGATAACACGTTCTTCCATCTGCTGTAATCCAGTTTTTGGAAATCTCTGCCACCAGTTTCCTGCACCTGTGCAGTAGATGTACACCTTGAACGGCGTTTTCAGCTTTGGGCGGGTCTTGCGTACCTCCACGGTTTTCATCCCGCTCCAAATCAGCTTGCACCAGTTGGGCTTGATGCTTATCAGAACAGCTTTCATTTTTTCATCATCCCCTCCATTGCCATCTGCTCGCACTGCTTTTCAGCTTCCCGGCGCTGCTGGTCATACTCAAACAGCATGTCTGCGTACTCTCCGCCCACCCGGCGGATGGCTGTTTCCAGCATCTCCGTCACAAGGTCGGTGTACTTGTCCGAGCCCTTGCGGCTGTTCTTGGCAGCTTCCCGGGCTTCCCACAAGTCGGTGAGCTTGTCCCGCCTGTCGGCGGTAATCTCGCCATAGCCGTAGGCATCCTGGATCTGCTCCATGCTTTCCCAGCCTTCCAGCTCAGCAAAGGGGTCAGATTCAGCCTTTGCCATGCTGCGGGCTTTGGTCTTTTTCTTGACATACCGGGTCAGGCCATCCTGAATCACGGCGCGAGCATCGTCCATCGCCTTGCGGACGGCCTTGGCCTCCCGTTCTTTTTTGAGCTGATCCGGCTGGTTTGCCCATTCTGCCATCAGCTCCGATTTAGTTTTTGGCTTCATCTGCTTACCCCCATTGTTCGGACATTGCCTTTGCAACGCCCGGAAAAGTCTTTGCGCGGTTCCTTGCACGGTCAGTGGTAAACATTCCCTTGTGCTGCTCACCATGCTTGTGCGAGTAAGATCCAGACGGGAGCCATGTTGCGGTAGGTTCTACGATGTTTGTCGGGTGTAGCGGCGGTACACCGCGCTCCCACAGTAGCGTTTTCTTGCTGTACGGATGTCCGTACTCGTAGGGCTGGATTGCCTGCGTAGGCTTTGGGTAATCAAAAATCTTGCTGGGGGTAGGATTCTCAATCACCACTTTTTCGCAATCTGCCGCCCACACGGCAAGAAAAAGCGCCTTGCCGCACAATCCCTCATAATACCGGGAAAGATTGAGCTTTCCTCCCTTGTACAAGTGTCTTGCTCCCGCGTTGCTCGTCTTTGTGCAGGGGACAAATGCGATAATCATATCCCAGCGGGGCACATCATGCGCGATTCCGTCCATTGTCACGACCTGCCCCCCCTCAATAGCCTTTAGGCAGTCACCGAGAATATGCCACTCAAGATGCCCGCCGGACGGCTCTTGAATATCACAGGAGTAGGCTTCGTGGCCTTTTGCCCGGAAAGCTTTGCAAACTTCTTGTGATTCCTCGCAAGCAACTAAAACTTTCATTTGTCTCCTCCGTTTTGTCCGAAATACTTTTTCTTGCCACGTTCCCGGTGCTTGTCATCGTAGCCGTAGTGGTAGACCTTGCCGGACACGGTCATTTGCCGGTTATAGTCCGTCTCTTTGGCGTGCTCTTTGCGCCAAGCGGCAAACTGCGGGCAGTGGTCGTGACATGCAGGGTGCCGGTCTGGGCAGTCTTTGCAGCAAGGATTTGTCAAAGGTCATCTGCCCCTTTCTTGCTTTTCCGCAGTCGTTCCCGGCTGCGTGCCATGAACTCCGGGCTTAAAATATCGTTGCCGGATGGCTGTGCTCTGTCTACGCGTGTGCCTTTTGCCCGGCTGCCGCCAATAGGGCATAGCTGGTTATACTCCGCAACGGTCTTGCAGCCAAGTCTTTCCGCTTCTTCCAGCGCCTTGCGGACATACGCCCAGCTGCCGCCGCCCAGATCCGCACACTTGTCCATGACAGCGCACACAAGATCTGCGCCCATGCGCTCTATGTAGCCGGTTAGTTCTTTTTCTCCGGTCTTGCTCAGCTTGCCGATATTCTCCCGAAAAAAATCCACTAGAGATTTCGTCGTCCTCGTCCCTGTATAGGAGGAGTCATCTTTAGATGACGACGACTTATCTATATCTAATATCTTATCTCTAATATCTGTATGGACATTTTTGTGGACGTCTGTGTGGACATCCTGTGGACATTGTCCACAGTGTTCTGCATCAATTTGACGCTGGTTCGTTCTTTGCAACTTTTTTTGTGCTGCATAATCGGTTTCGCTTCCGACCATTTCCGAGTGGTTTGCAAGCACCAACGTGCCGTCTTTTTCCTGATAAATCAGCCCAAGTTTCGCGTAAAGTCCCAGCGCGACACGCACCGTATCGGTAGAAAACCACTTAGTATCGCGCTGAATCTTGTCCACGTCATACGGAATGATCACTTCACCGATCTGCCGCGAAAGCCTGCCGTTTGTGTTGATAGTCATAAGGCAGAGCATCTGGTACAGAACCACATAGTTTGCGCCGTTTTTCTGACCCATGAGAAAATCCACCGCGTCGGACCGCATGAAGCTGTCTTTGAGCTTTAGCCAGTAGTATCTTTTCCCTGTAGCCGTATGATTTCACCTCCTTCCGCACACCCGTATAGCCAGATAGCACAGCTCTTGAGATGTGTCAGTCTTTGCTTACGTCAACCCCGGTGATTTCCTTGAAAATCGCCGAGTCGAAGTTCGGCAAACTGAGGATAACGTTTCGATCATCGGCACTAAGCCCCGCCCACCACTTCCGGGCGTTGTCCGCTGTGGTGCGCTCCTTCAAATAACCGCCAGTCGTTTCAGCTTCAGGGTGCGCTGCCTTTTCTTCATCGGTCATATCAGACAGATAAACGTATTCAAGCTGGCAATCGTCAATATCGCTCAGCAAACGCCGGGCACGGCAGTTAAACCACCGCTCAAACGTCCAGTCGGTAGGCTTGTTGAACATATAGATTTTGGGCGATACCGTATTGAAACAGCCATTGGAAAAGGATGTAGCGTTCCAGTCGCCGCTGTTCCAGTTGCCGCTGTTGCAGTTGCCGCTGTTCCAGTTGCCGCTGTTGCAGTTGCCGCTGTTGCTGTTGCCGCTGTTCCTGTTGCCGCTGTTCCAGTCGCCGCTGTTGCAGTTGCCGCTGTT